TCGCCTAAGCTGTGCTTCAGTTAAAGACCAAACGCCCGAGAATGACGTATTAACTGGGCCAATAATCCCGCCGTTACCTCTGGGCATGGCTGCTCCTAACTAATATCTTCGTAAGAACAAACTACTTTTAAGTCGTTAGCCGTACCAGCCGTAGCACCTAACGATGTGTTCTCTTCCAAATAAATATACGCATCTTTATCAACTACAACTAGCGTCGCATCAGCAGGAACAGCAACCGTCGAGCAAATCTGTGTAGCCGTACCACCAAGCGCCGCAGCCGAATAGTAATTAATGGTGATCTCCGCAGCCGAAGTCCCGTCTACGTTAGCCACGTACAGCGAATTGATTTTTAAAACCTTACCCGAAGAAGCAGCGTTGCTTAGGATGGACGTGGCTGATGTAGAGGTTAAATCAACCGTTACCGACTTGCCGTTAATCGTAGTTGGCGATACTAAATTCGGTGCTGCCATGTTTTACCCCCAAATCATTGCTGCTGTAACAGGGCTAATACCACTACTACCTGATTTAGCAGTCCAAGATAATGTTCCAGATCCGTTTGTCGTTAAAACATAGCCGTTTGTTCCGGCACCAGCAGGCCATACATACGTGTTATTCCCGCCAGATGCTGGCGCTTGTAGTAAAACAGAGTTAGAGGCATCGTATCTAAGCTTTAATCCCCGATCTGCGGCGCCACCAGCAAGCCGAATTTCAAAAAGGTACGAACCGTAAATCTGACCTATAGGAGTAAAGTACCCCACCGCTATAGCAGGATTTGCAAATTGGATTGTTACTGTCGAGCCATCTTTAACTAATTTACCGGTCGTGCCATCAAACACTGCAATAGCCGCATCCACCGCCGAGGCCGGGCCAGCAACGCTCGATGAGGCCATTGCCGACGGATAGGTAAGAAATACTTGCTTTGTACCAGCCGCAAAATTAACTAAGCTACCAGAATTGCTTGACGATAGGACCGTGGTTCTAGATAGCGTTGTCCCGCTAGATGTGTAAGTGCCTAGGCCAACCTCCCAAGCCCCCGTGCTTGAATCGACAATCGTGTAATAGGTGGTATTACCATCACCAACAACGGAGAATGATTGAAACCCCGATACCGCACCAGCAAGTGTTACTGTGCCGGTGCCTGTGGTTGTCGTCGTTTCCTGTACACGATCCGCAAGGACAAGAGCCATATCATGCAGACAAGCTGAAGGTGTAGGTTACTTGCAGTGTGTCGCCGTTAACTACCGAGCGATCACCACCCGTGAAGTCAGAAGCTGAGAACAGCGTACCACCCGTACCGTTTTTCTGATCCGCATTACCTGCGCCGCCACCAGAAGTGCCTCCTACCAAAAACGCCCCACCAACCGTTGCCGAACCGCTAATGGTAAATGTTGCTTTACTCGCAGAGTTGGTTACAACTGCTGGGTTAGTTGCACTTGGGGCCACAAACACAGCGGCTGGACGTGTTGCATTACTATACTGAGAATAGACTTCAGTCCATCCTGCGTGAGATGACATGGTATCTGAAGCGGCTGGCGTATTAGATGCCCCCGCGCCATACAGACCGACATAAAACCCAGCAAGCACTGAAGTGCCTGTTAGGGCAGCGCCAGCCATATACTGAAGACCCACGTTGACCACGAGGTTCTTTGACTCAGCAGTCCATTTAAGGTTGCCGTCTTTGTCATAGCACTCAAAGAAATACTTACCCATAGCGCGGGCAGCGTCTTCTGAATTAGGGCGAGCAATCAACCCGCTTGCCACAACGTCATTTGTCTTTGCTTGTTCCATTATGAAATCCTTAAAAAGGCAGAAGTTGGTGTAACAGATGGGAAGGTGATATTGATGTCCTGTCCCAATGCGGTAAATTCTTCCCCAAAGTCCAATACGCAAACCGCACGATTTGCCTTGGTACTGTTATACACCAAGCCTCCTCGACACGTTAACGTGACACCGGTAAATATAGCAGGGGAAACGAAACTGAACAACGCCTTACCGGATGAGATTGATGGAGGGATATTGGTTAACGTAAGACCCCCCGATGTGTAACCGGTGCCGGAAACCTCCCCCGCAGAGGTGTATACCGTGGTGTTAGCATTCAAAGTGGCCGTGCTGTAATAAAGCGCCAATTTAAAAGTATCCCCACCAACAGCATTAAAATTATGGATGGCCTGACCAAGCTCTAACTTAAAGCTTGTACACGGGGTTTGCGTAATAGCCATTTACTGCACCGGATAACGGACTTGACCAGAACGATAGGCATCCTGGCGCTCTTTGCCATCGCCAAGCTGCTTCAGTAATAGCATAGCTTCTTGGTATTTGGCTTCTACACTCGCCACCAAATCAGGTTCGCCTTTGATAAACAAATAAGCTTCCCGTAAAGCACCATAAAGAAGAGCATTGTCAAAGTTATCGCCCAGCCACGAAGTACTCGTATCCACAATCGAATCTGGTTTATAAAAGTAATGAAGTTCGACGTTATACCCTGCATTCGGGGTGGGTCCAAGGATCAAACTAAGCTCATTCGTTGGAACTTGGTTTACGACCATAGGACCAAAAATTGCGTAGTATTTTGGCTGACCGGTGACTGATCTGATCGGATATACCTGACGTATGTAATTCACATCTTTGTTGAGCAGGTAAACATACTCGCCATTCTGCTTGATTAGAGCAAGACTATATACCGCCAAGAAGTCGTCAGGACACTGCAGATATTCATTGTCTTGCGACAAATTACCTTGCGAATTTCGTCTTAACGATGGAATTTGAACACTGTTGTAGATCTTGTTCTCAGCCTGCTTGATGAACGTGTTGACACTATCCGTGTCAAACGTCGTTTCCATGTAGTCTTGGATTTGAGTCACAAGCTGCGTATAGTTCATGACACGGTCACCGTCACAGTACCAAGTTCAACAACAGGCATGATTGCTTGAGCAATAGGTTCAGGCTGCATGCCTACAGCATTAAAAAGCGAGCTTCCTGGAGAGCCTACAAAGATTGTAACAGGCTCAATCCTATCTGGTCTAGGTTCGTAAACGGCAATAGCATCCCCGGCATAGCGTAAAGGCTCAAGCTGAGGGTGCTTTGGTTCGTAGCATTCTTGACAAACCTTAAACCCAGTCCATTCCTTTTTTAGGGTGTTGAGTGGATACTGAAACCCACACTGATCACATACGGCCTGTGAAAACTTGCCAGAAGCAAATCCACCCACAATCAGCTTCCAAAATCAATGTTTGGTGTCAGGAAAACACTGGCAATGTCACGATCCTCCATCGCAGCGCGTGCAAACTCTTCTTCGTAAAAGCCTTTTAGCAACTGAACACGATCCGGGGCCTTTTTCAAAGCAATGTAGTAAGCAAGACCTGCCACCAGCGCCGGGAGAAACCGAAAAACAACATCCGCTGTGTTGGTCAAAGCACCAACATCCTGAATCCTGCGCACGGTGTAGTAACGAAAGGTATAAACCTGAGCACCATCAGGGTTTGGGTAGACAAAAAGCTGTGCAGGATTGGTCCGCTGCACGTAATACTGAGCTGGTCTGGCCTGCACAAGCTTGTTGGGCATGTGCAAATACTCATTTTGGCTGATCCGATCAAGCGTGATGTCCTGCTGCAAACTTCCCGAACCGGTACGCAATACAGCAGAAAGCACATTAACAGTGTCATCAGGGAGACTGTATTGAGGGGTATTTTGGACAAGCGACAAGGATCGCTGCTCAATGGTCCAAAGATTCAAACCACGGTTAGCCCAATCAGCAAACATCAGATTTAACGATCTCGCTGCGGTACGCATGTCATACCCCGTGCGAGATTCTAAGCCGCAACGTTCATACGCTTCTTCGATGATGTCATCGAACTCTAAGTTAAAGGTTGCGGTACCTGATGTTGGCATTTAGCACATCCTTGAACGACGCAAACGAGATACACCCGAGCTTGCTTTAGCCGCACCGCCTGCCTGCATCTTAGTGGGAACCTTAACTTCTCTAATCATTTTGCCAATATCAGGATCGCGTTTACTAGGCATAACAGCATCCCCAACACGATTAACAGATCCTCCATCACTTAAACGTCCTGTTTTTTTGTCCTCTATGACCATTTTCTTGCCAACTGAAATGGGAATACCAACTTTCTTGGCAAACTTTGGGCTATGAGCGACTGCAAGCATAAGTTTTTGCTGCTTTTTACTCGTCGTTGGCACGGCGTCTCTCCATCAATCGATCAAGTTTCATATCTAACCGTTCTAACCGGTCAAGGACACGGTTAATATCAGCATGAACCTCGGATTTGGTGACATATTCCTTTGCCACTTCTTCACGGGTTTGATTAAGGAGCTTGTTGACCCGCTTAAGCTCTGTAGACATTTCTTTCAAAAACCACCCGATTGCGCCAACAGCTATTGTTGTAAGCGTATTCCAAAGCCAGGGTTCCATGATCTAGCATTTCCATCGACGGCGTGCCTGCCTTAGGCGACTGTTTGGGTCTTTAGCAGCTTCTGGAAACATCTTCATCTGTCCTTCTGATCGTGCACAGTAAGACTTGCGTCTTTTAGCACGTTCTCCTGAAGGATTGTCCTCAGTGACCGCTGTTTTCAGCTTACTTCCAGGATTGGCGCGGCGATAAGCTTTGACGCCTTTTTCAGTCATACCCGCCCCTGCTTTAGTGGGCCGGAAATTGCCAGACTTTACCGATGTTTTAATCGGTTTTTCACCGCGCGCCATGACATCAGCAAATATAGGTCTTCTTGGACCGCGCTGCGCCATTACCACGAGAAGTGATGGTAGCCATGCCGCCCTTCTTATAGCCTTTGGCCATCATGCCACCGCCCATTTTACGAACAGGCATTGAATCCATGTTCATCATGTCGTCGCCCATCATGCCTGCTTTGGTTGACTTGGCAAACTTCATGCCCTTGTCCATATTCATGCCGGATTTTTTACGGCGCATATTCATCTTCATCATGGCAAAATTCCTTAAGCGTAGAAAGCCGTCACCGCAGTGACATTAGTTAATGTCGCATATGAACTTGTTGTGCAAAGCAAGCCATCTTCAGGTAATGTCATATAAACGGTGGTTCCGGCCGCTGCCGTATCAATCGTTGCAACGATGCTGCCTGCAGCACCGCCATCACGAATAACAACAGACCCTGCACTCCCCCCTGGGACAATGTAAATGCCTTTGACGCGGGAGCGGCCACCAAAAATGGTACCGCTTGCCGCTAATCGCGTGCTTTTTACGTCACTTGTAAAACTCATGACGTTCTCCTAATTAGAGGAGGTCGCGTGCTTGCAGATAAAGAACAGTCACTGTTGCAGCGCCTGCAGCGCCATCACCATTTTGAGCGGTGAAATCAACGAGTACTTGTATATCAGTTGTGCCTACATCCGTGGCTTCCGTGTCTAACGTGCCCCGGGTAGTACCTACTGTCTTTACGCTTGTGCTTGGAATGAATGCATCTGCATCCGCCGACGTGCCCACAACAACCGTTGCAGTGCCTGTATCATCATTGGCCGTCGTAACATTCAGAATTACCTCAATGATTTGAGAACCAGCAGGAATTGTGGCAACAACCTGATTGTTTGAAGTTGCACCAATGATATCGATGAGTGCCGACTGGCCCATGACTGCAAAACCAACGTTTGCAACATTAGTTCCTACGGTCGTGCCAGTGGTATTGAAAATCGGACCAGCTTTTACTGGGCCGGAAAACGTGGTTTGAGCCATGATGTCCTCACATGCGAGTTAAGAGCGTCCGTCTGCATGTCGTCTGCTCGGCCAGTCTGACGCTCCAATAATTCCGAGATATTGACGTTTTATCAGGTTGCGATAGCGGTGTCAATTAAAAACAAAACCCCCGCTTTTGGCGGGGGTTTTGACTGGAAAAAGGCTAATTACGCGCCTGCACTTCCATAAATTCCTCTCGGATCGGACCACCCGAAAGAATAACGCTCTCTTGCGCGGTAACGAACGTTTCCGGTATCGAAGTCACCCTCGAAAGCGGTTTTGATCGGTGAGCGCTGGAACATCTTCAAGCCGTTAGGTGCATCAGTCAAAAGGAACCATGCATCAACATCGGTCAAGAAGTGGTTAACCGTGTAACCCTGGGGAATCATACCCATTGAACGGATTGCGTTGGTGTCATTATCGGCCGTTCCGGGACGGAGGGTCGATTTCATCAAACGCTCAGCCGTAAACTGGAGCTCTTTGGGGATAACAAGTTTAACTGCCTGAATGGCAACCTTCAATCCACGTTCATCAGTGAACCCAGCAACATCGATGATGCCTTGTTCAAGTGACGTTTCATTCAGGTCAGAAGCAACAGCGGGAGTATTACTGAAGCTTGGGCCAAGGGCCGTCGGGTGAGCCGAGTTACACAAGGACACTCCGTCACCGCCGTTATAAGCACCTGTGGTGTTAAACGCGTTGTTCAGAATGCTTGCAGCTTTTACCTGCTTGGTATTAGCCATGGAACGAGCAAGCGACTTGGTATAACGTACCGATAAACGGTCGTAGAGGTTATCTTCGACAGCTTCTTCGGTCAGAGCAAACGCAAGCGCAATCGTTTCATGTGTGTACCGCGCGGTAAACGACTCCTGAGCGCTGTCATAACTCACGCCAGCGCCTTCCTGTTTAACAGGTGCGGAACCAAAGCCTGCCAACATGACCTCTTCTTCAAACGCACGATCTGAATTCTCAATCGAGAAAATAGCTTCGTGTTCGTTTTCGTAGCGGTCATACTCCATGCCGAACAGCGCATTGAGTCCCGGCTCTAGTTCCTTAACTAGTTGAGCACGTGTAATTGCCATGATTAAACTCCTGCAGTACCAGTGCCACCCTTGAGGAGGTGGTTGTTAACGGCAACGATAAGATCCGCATTCGCAGAAGTCACATCGTCATTTCCATCTGCCGCATAAACGCCAACTACCTTGAAGGTGTAAGTAGCGTTACCCGTTGCAGGTGTGCCAACTTGTTGACCCGATACACCATAGGTCGTGCTGCCAGAAACGCTGGTATCAAGCGCTGCATTGCGGCCGATACAGGTAGCACCTGCTGTGCCCACGCACTGAACAACAAACTGCTGGTTAGGGTTATCCGCAACCATTGCAACAATATCGCTTGCATTGGTCTGGGAATATTGGTTGCTCCAAGTGGGCTTACCGGTGGTGGGATCGGTATACGAGCACCCCATAAAAACACCGATAATTGCACCTGAAGTGGTACCTGCCGCCAAATAACCGCCGGATAACGTTACAACATCACCCTGAAAGATGGATGTCGCGTAGTTAGCCGAAATTGGATACGAGGTTAAACCTTGGTTATCGTATCCCGAGCCATTTGTACCGACAGGGCGAAAACCAAAAGCCTTATTGGTATTTGCCATGATTCAGTCCTTAAAAAGTTAAATTCACCGAGTTAACCCCGGCTTCCAAAAGTCGTACGGGTACTCCGCTCTGGTGGTTGAATACGCATTGAGGAGTGCGCGTTCTCACGCATCATTTCGTTGTCTACGGCTTCAATCTGATCCCGGGCCCGACGGTGGTAATAGGCATTGCGCTCTTCAACGGTCTCAAGCGGTATTTTTGCCAGCAATAATCCGCCAACAGAAATAACACCAGCATGCTTACCATCCTCAAGAACAGGAAGGGTATCCCGATACTCTTCGGCTAAGTCTTCGTTTCTAACGAGTTCATAACCTTCACGCATCCGGCCATATACATGCTGCTTATCCATAAAACCATTTACTTCTGCACGAATCCAATGGTACTTATATCCTTCGGGGGCGGGAGGTGCATCAAGACGTGACGGAGGAGTCCATGGCTTGCGACGAACTTCTTTCTCGCGTGTTTTACGAGGGGCTCTATCGATTTGGTATTGTTCGCTCATGATTATTCCTTCACGTACTTGGCATATTCCTCAATCGGAACACCCAATTTCTTTGCCATAGCAACCTGACTAGGTGATAGCTTGACAGCTCTGCGCGCACTATTAACCCCGGAACTTCGGGAAGCAGGAGCAACAGCTGGCGCGGAACGCTGTGCCCTGGGTTGAACAGGTGCCTCCTGTTGAAACTGCTTAGGGAACTGGTCCCGCAGGCGGCTATCTAGTTCAGTATAGTATTCGTCTGACTCAGGGTCAATGCCTTCGTCCTCAACTAGACTCTGGTGAATACCCCAAGCAGCATACGTCATAACCCTGTTTTTACCGAACCACTTATTATCTTGAGCCCACTGCTCAGCGCGAACACTAGGTTTTCTAGGCTGTTGTTGTGGGGGTGGTTGTTGTTGCTGCATAGCAGCAAAAGGGTTTACTTGCGGCTCGGGCTGCTGAATCTGTCGTTGTTGGGATTCAAGCCACTGACTAACATTACGCTGGTCAACTTGAAGATCCGTTAAACGCTGAGTAGCTTCGACCTCAGTATCAAGATCACCCTCTTCACGGGCCTTTTTAATAATGGCCTTTAACTGCAGTTGTTGCGTATCAAGGCGTTGTTTTGCCTCGTTTAAGCGACTGTAGTCTGTGTGAACAAGGCGTTTTTCAAGGTCATGCGTTTTGTTTTGTAAGCCCTTTGCGTATTCAAGAGCGGCCTCTCTTTGGCGCTCCGCCTCACGCATGCGTGCTGTTAATTTAGCGATTCGCTTTTGGACAGAATCGCTAACGGCATCAAGTTCTGTTCGATGTTGCTCTGCAGCATCGACGGGGGCATCGGTTTGGTTTTCTTGGTCCGGTTTCTCTTCAGGGGTTTGTAAAACAACTTCGGTTTCTTGCTCATTTTCGCCGAGGTCAAATTCAAGTTGGTCGTTTGGATTGTTAATACCCATTACTCACCTCACATGTGCAAAATATCAGCAGGATCATTGATTTTGGCAAGGATTTCATCATCGTTCAAAATCCTAATCTCACCACCATCAATGCTCATACGCGCGCCAGCATATCGGCCAAAAATAATCCAATCACCCTTCGCGCACCACGGCCCATCAGGGAATTTTTCCCGATCCTTATAGGCTAAAGGGCCCACTTCAAGAACATAACCACAGGTTGTAGTGAGTTGATTGCGTTCAATGGTTTGATCAGACAAAGCGATGCCGCCTTTGGTCTTTTTTGCGCCACGGTAGGGGAGAATCACAATTCGCCAGCCTGTTGGCTTCGGAATTCGACTTAAAACAGACGCTTCAAGATCATCGAT